CAATAACACAGTCTTTTTTATTAATACTGTTTACCAATTGAGGTTTATTAATCGCACGAAACGGCTTGCCAAATAAACCAACACACAATGCTTCTAGGAATGTAGACTTACCCGCTCCATTTTCTCCGGTAATTAGAGTAGAAGGTGAACGGTTTAATTGAACTTCAGTAAACTGGCTTCCAGTAGCCAGCAGATTCTTCCATCGAACGGTCTTAAAAATAATAGTCATTTTTCTCTATTCTAGGAGCAAACTCTCGTTTTGCTAAATTATCTTTCCACGGTATTAATTGCAAGTTTGAAACACTAGCAGCATCTTCAGGAGATATTCCTTCATTCCAACACTGCTTAACACTTTTTATATGATCTAATTGCATACCACCTTCAACACCACAAATTGTTCTAGGCAATAATTCTGGATTTAATATATGCATATTTTCTACATACGTTATTTCTGTTAATCTTCGTACGATATTAATATATTTTCTATAAGTCGGTAATTCAGGATTTCTTTTTGTATTTTTATACTCCTCGGTCTTCATATACGATTTATCCATATTAGATAATTTTTCTAAGTATGGTGGGTATTTGGATAGACATTTTCTAGAACAACACTTTACTTTTTGCAACGATATTTCTTTTTTAGTATAGTATACATCAATATCGCATACAGGGCAAGATCTATGTTCACCAGTTTTAGGAGGACCTTCACCTGGTCGCCTACCGACCTTCACACCACTTTTAGCTATAGTTTCTTTTCTTTTCTTATCTATCTCTTCAAAATCATACGATTTTACTACTTCAAGCATAGTCTCGCGCTGCTTTTGTTTAATCTCTTCGGTTCTTATATAACTCATCGCATATCTCCTTTAATATGCTTATATTTATATATTTTAACCTTTCCATCGAACGGTCTTAAAAATAATCATTCTTGATTTAACGCTTCTAAGTATAAACTTTTTAATGTGGCTTTAATTCTATCTTTATCTGCATCCGTATCAATAGAATCTACATATGAGGATAAAATATTTACTGTATCTTCGATATCGATATTATCGTCATCTACTACATCAGATTCAAACTCAGAAAAATCTTCAATGATTTTTAAATCAATTGGATTCTGTTTATGAACACGACTCATGAACTTATCAAACTCGGCAATATCTCTTTTAGAAATAATTAATATTTTAACATACTTTCCAGCAAATTGCTCGTAATCAATATCAGATTGATCAAACGAATCATCGTAATGATACTTTACAAACATACTATTTGGATTTGGAACAAATGTTAGCTTTCGAGTATCAGTATCAAAGATATGAAAGCCTTTTAGATCATCGTAGTCAGACCAAGTAATTTCATAAGATGTTCCAAGATATGTGATGTTACCATTGGTTGAGCGATGATGAAAGTGCCCAGAATAAACGATATCAAAACGATCAAATAAGTCCGAAGAAAAACCATGTTCATTAGATGTACCTTTATACATTGGAAAGCCAGCAATTTCAAAATGGCCAAATACAATGTCTGTCTTAGCGTTCTTTAATTCGTTTACACTAACGTCATAGTTATCAGAACAAATCCACGGCATCAGTAGAATTTTAGTACCATCAAATTCAACATAATCTAATGTAGAATATGTTTTAATTCCAGGATACTCAGTTAACAATAAATCAATTGCGTTTACATCATTAGTATTCTTATGAAAACAATCATGGTTACCAGCAATGATATGAAGATCGATATTTCTCTGATTTACCTTATCAAAGAAATATCGTTTACAATTCTTTAGAGTTTGAAAGTTGATATACTTTCTCTTATCAAATGCATCACCTAAGTGAACTACAGTAGTAATGTTATGTTCATCGAGATAGGGGAAGAATACTTCTTTGTAATATTTCTCAAAGAAAGCATCAAAAACTGGAGAGTCGTTACGAGCCCCCCAGTGAGTATCTGTTAATAGAGCTATTTTCAATTTAGCTTTCCAGTAAACGCATGAGATGTTTTGCTTGATGAATAGCATCATCTAGAGCATTATGATGAGTCCCCTGACGTTCATTCTCTTCAATATTGATAATAGCTTTTACTGTTCTATAGCAACGACTATCATAAAACTTCCAAGGAGTATTTTCTCCAATGGCTTTATATGCATTTTCTAGTATCACATTATCAAACCCAGCACCATTGGACCACGTCCATAGAGACTTCTTACCATACCATTCACGGAAGTCAGCTAGTGCTTCTTTAATGTCAATATTATTTTTACGAAGTTCAGCTAATGCTTCTGGGTTCTGCCTAGACCACCACTCAACTGTTTCTTTCTGAATATTAAGACCTAACTCTTTACAGGATTTAATATCAACAGTGCAATAGAACTTATCGATAATTTTACCATCTTCAAATTTAACAGCACCAATCGATGCGATCGAAGCATTAGATCGCTGAGACATCGTCTCTAAGTCAACCATCACTTGTATCATAATTAAGCCTTTTTATATGTATAGTCAAGATCTAAAGGCTCGACTATTAGTTTATCAAATTTCAATGAAAAATATGGAACCACCTGTGGCATTATAGCATCTGTATAATTAGTGGCAATTGTAATATGAGGAATGTATTCTGGATAGTCATAGGTAGCTCCCATAGACATAAACTCATTATGCATTTCAGTAGCTTCTATGCAGTCTAAGACTAGGACTAAGCAGTGGCCTGTATCCTGGCTTGGAAAAATTCTCCACTCTTTTGCAATAGCAGTAAACGGTCCATCTAAGTTATTTAATGCATATGCTTGTGGAATCTCTTTACGAGAATAGATCACAGTTGTATGGTATTGATCCCTATCTACAACATTAGGAATACCTATAAATTTTACATGCTCAAATAATTCGTTTTTTGACTGATAGTTAAGTTTTAAACTGGCATATGTGCCTTTGTTTTTACTTAGACTCTTCCTCAGCTCTTTCAATGTTTTCATTATCTTCTTCTCCGAACTCCAACGTCAATACAGCTTTAACAATCATATCATCAGACTCTTTAAGCTCTTTACGTTGTTTGTTTATTTCACGTTCAAAGTCTACATTAATGTCCAACTCACTTTTTAAATACTCAACAAACTGGTTACTAAATTCACCAGCGTCATGCTCCTGGGTAACTAGATCATGTACATCGAGGCTTTGAATGTAACGATACTTTTTAGCTAGTTCTTTCTTTTCTTTTGCAATACGTTGAAGAAATGCTCTCCAAACAGCTAAAGTAAAATACCCAAACGGGTTGTCTGATTTCTCTGGATTGAAGTTATGAATACCTCGAAGGCAAACCTCGATACCATCAGATACCATTTCTTCACGATAGGTATATCCGATAAAGTTTGGACGATAGGAAGTATGTTGAGCGATCTTGATAAAGCAATCACCGATATAATTTGGGACAATCGGCTTTTCTTTACCAGCAGCTAGAGCATCATCACATGCTTTACGGTAATCAAATAGAGCTTGCCAGAACTCTTGTTTGTTTACGTATTCGTTAACTACCTTGGGTTTCTTTTCTTTAGTCATATATCAATTATACTATAAAATGTAAAATAATGAAATTAAAATTTGTTACAAAAACACGATCTTTTTAATTGACGGTTTTTCTGAACCGGGTTATAATGAATTATCGTTAAGAAGAAGATTAGCTACTGATTTAGTTAACTATTTGATTCTAAATAATAAATTATTAGTTACGCGAAGCTTCTGAACGCTAGTGAAGAGTAGGTTTAGTTGGCTTAGTATTTTTAAGTTCAAGCATTTCAGCGATTTCATCATCTTCTGCATCATCCATATCTTCGTTTGATTCAGTAGTTTCTGGTTCATCGCTAAATCCATCATACTCTTCTTCTTCAGTTAAAAATTCAATGTATCTATCAATTACACCATCAGATGGGCTTGATATATTTAGGATTTTATCATAGGGGACTTCTAAAATAAATTCATTTGATAAAGGAATCCAAGGCTTTAAAGAATAAGTTTCAATAATTCTACCACGATGCATTAGTTGATGAGTTTGTACATGTACGGGGTCAATCATAAAAAGGTCATATTCATCATAGCTATTTTCAGATAGCTGGGCTATGATAAGATCGTTGTTATCAAGTTTAATCAACTTAATTTCAATCCCTTCGGATACCTCATCTAATTTAACTTCAACTTCATCCATGGATGTCCACCTTAATTAGTTTATAGTCAAATTGCTCTGATGCATAAATCTTAATACGTTCTACCATATGCAGAAGTGAATAATTCTTTTTCTTCTTCCAACTTAAATCATCACCAATATCAAACAAAGTACAGTGCGTCTTATCTTTACTTTTTCTTAGTCCACGGCCAATGGATTGTAAGATGCGAATAACAGATTTAGAAGGATGTGCAAAAATAATATTATGTAGATTACGAATATTAACGCCTGTTGAGTATACCTTATATGATGCGACAATGATAGAGTTTTCTTCTTGAGATACTAATTTGCGTATCTCTTCTCTAACATCTCCCTTTACATCACCATCAACAAAATATACTTTTCTTCCTTCTACTACCTTACTATTTATAAGCTCTAAAATCTCTTTTCCGTGTGCAATAAAGTTGAACAATACTAGCGTATTCTTAGTTTGCTTAACAGCTAAGTTAGCGATGAACTTATTACGTCTTTGATGATTTACTAAGAAGTCAATCTCTTTAGTATACTGCTTCTCTTTATCGAGATTTACACCATCTTTATCTTTCTTTGGAAGAAGTGCTTTTTTCTCTTCATCTGAGTATTGTAGTATAATACCTTTAATATCTAAATCAGAAGCTTGATTGTTATCAATAAGTTCGCGTGTTGTTCTAGCCACAAATATCGGACCAAACAGACCTTTTAATACCATTTCATGAGTTAGCGTCTTATCGAGGGAACCAGTACATCCCATACGATACTTAACGTCTGTAGCACTTTCCAACATTTTCGATATAACTTTAGCTTTTGCACCATGGCACTCGTCAACTACAATAAAATCATATTCATTAAAGAACTTAGCAGTCTGCTCTTGAAGCGATTGCCATGTACTAATAGTAATATCTTTATCGGTATTTTTTTCAATACCAGCTGTAATTTGATGACAGTTATCTTTAGATGTCCATCCAGTATGACTAAAATACTCATCAAAATCTGAATACATCTGGCTAACTAAACTAATAGAAGGTACAATAATTAAGGTTCTTTTACCTTTAGACTGATACCATCGAATTAAAGCACCAATCATTAAGCTTTTTCCTGATGATGTAGCTGATACTAGCAATAAGCGATCATTAGCAAGAACTTGATATACGCCTTCTTTTTGATAATCATAAACTTGACCATCTTCTGGAAGTGCAAATTTTAATGAATCCATAAACTCGCTAACTTGTTCACGAGTAATGCTATCACCATCTACTACATAATCTTTTTTAAAAGAGTATTTGTTATCTTTTGCAAACTGTTCAATCTCAGAAGCCAGGCCTACATAGATTTCTTTAGCCATATATGAAAATAATCTAATACGACCATCCCATTTGCGAGCTCTTACTAATGGATGGAATTTCGAATTAGGAACTTCAAAGGTAAACTTTTCAGCTAATTCGGCGGCAATAGAAGCTTCACACTCTACCCGCAGGTATGTTTCATTCTTCTTTCGTAATATGATATCAGACATTAACCACCATTAGTATATTTGAGCCATTCAATAGAGTTTTTAATATCAAAGCTGCGAGAAGCTAATGACTTTAATATTTGTTCTAATTGAAATACGACTGTTTTCAAATACTCGGTTTTATCACAGATGCGAATGATATCGTCGTCAGTTTCAATCATATTACCTACATCGGTCTTTAATAACTTAGGACCTAGATACTGTGTCCATTCAAGTTCTTCCAACTCTTCTTTGGACATTTCTCCGCGATAATACTTTGATTTATTTCTATGCAGACGTAAATAGTCAGACTCAGCTTTTCTTAACTGAAGTTTTGTACTAGATAATAGGTTAATATATTTTGCGTGTAGGTGGGAAATCTTTAAAGACTCTCCATTAAGATTTAAATTATCTATTTTGGCGTCAATTTCCCATTCACTTTGGATTTCGCTTAATTTCATTCTTTTTCACCTCTTGTTCAAGCTCATCGATACGGTTT